ACAGCGGGTTTCTTTCATTCTGATTGCCAGTTCTATAACGTTTTGCGATAATGCCGCACCTCGCGAGGGGGTTGGTCTTCGCCGATAGACTGTGTACGCAGTTGATTCGGGTGGGCGGTGTTGTTAGCGCAACGCCGCCTTCGCCGCCTGTTTCATCATTCACAACATGATGGTTGTTTTTGGTTATTGTTACATTCAAAACGGTTGAGCCTTGGCTTGGCCGTTTTGTTTTTTGCACCGCGCGGCTTGTCACACTCTGCCGCAATCGTCAATACAGCGTTTCCAAAATATATTTTTTAAGGCCTTAACTGAAGGTCAACGAAACGCACAATGCCGTCATCACCTCTCATTTTCACCCGCAGGGCTGAGTTGTTAACATACGAAAAGTTTATTTCTTTTTCCTGTTCGGGTTCTGCGGTGTGGTTTACATCAATCTCAACAGAACCCGACTTGCGAATTGTTATCGCGTTACGTCGGTTCGCGTCTGTGTCCCCAATACCGAACTGGAAGGAAACAGGGCTTGCAAGTTTGCCCGTATTAGGGTCTGCCGCTGTTTGCGCTGCCTGACTGTACTTGCTAAACGTACCGAACGCGGTGCTGCCCACATCGAAAAGTGAATGTCCACGACCAAATGCAGATTGAGCTTCGTTATTTAATGAGTGCTGGAATCCAAACGCTACCGAATAATCGGCCTTTTCGCCGAATTTTATATCACGGCCCCATCCTAGCGAGTAGTTACAGAGGTTGTGCGTAATTACGTCCACTCCACCAGCAAATGTGTGGTTACCATCAGCGCGGCATCCCGGCCCCCATGCCCAAGAGCCGACGGCAGAAGAACCATTGACAGGGAATTTAGCCGTCGCAGCATCGATTGACATCATTGAAGTGCAGTTCGCAATGGCTGTAGTACCATCGCCATTCCAAGCGCCAACCCCACGGCTAAAAAACATAGGTGCAGCAAGTGTTGGGCGGCCACCAGAAACATTAAGTGCAGAATAAGCGCGGTAGTATCCATGTTCCCAGAGTGCTTCCCCGGTGAAGTGCGTCATGTCACCAATCGTGTCGGGTGTTTTTGTCTCCAAACCCGCAGCATTTACATAAATACAGTTCGGATTCATATTTGCGCAATAGTACTCTTGAGCCATGCAAACTTGATATCGCTTGTGCAAGTTGCTTAGACCAAAGACAAGCATTGGCGTTACACGCCCCATCCAGCTTTCGGCTCGAAACTGCTTGTCAAGAGTGGTGAACTTTGACAAGTAATCATTAAACAGGTCTTTGAGCGCATTCTCTTCGCCCTGGGTGTAAAGAAGGTAGTCAATTTCAGTCACGCCAGCAAGTTCGGGCGTTGCCAAAGCATTGACAACTTTTGTCGCGAGGGCTGCGTACCGAACGGATGCCGTGCCAGCTCCCATCCAATCTTCAATGGGTTTGCCGCTATACGCGTCATGAATCAAGTACACAGGGCGCTTGGTTTCTTTACGCATGCGGTGCGCATAGGCCAAGCCAATGCTGTTTTTCGATAGGTTTCCGTTTGGCTGCGAGCGTGAAAAAGGCGCTTGTGTAAAGTCGCTTGACCCCCACGCGTTTGTAACTCCGTCCCATACCTTTACGTTAGGGTCAGCTGGGTTCGGCCCATCATCGCGTTGGCCAACAGCGTTCGACTGCCCTGTCGTCACGATAACGATTGGTCGGGTGTCAATTTGGCTTAATAATGCAACAGCGCTGGAAACAGTACTCAATGCAGTTGAAGTCGAAGTACTCAACGAAGCAACAGAGCTGTCAACAGCACTCAAGCTGGTCGAGGTCGAAGTACTCAACGAAGCAACAGAGCTGTCAACAGCACTCAAGCTGGTCGAGGTCGAAGTACTCAATGAGGCAACTGAGCTGTCAACAGCACTCAAGCTGGTTGAAGTCGAAGTACTCAACGAAGCAACTGAGCTGTCAACAGCACTCAAGCTGGTCGAGGTCGAAGTACTCAACGAGGCAACTGAGCTGCTCACGCCTTTCAAGCCATCTGCGTCGTCTTTGCCGCGCATTTCAGCGAGCATCTGCTCAAACGTTTTGCCAGCATTTCCGTCGAGCGCGAGCCATTGCTCATACACAGATTTGCCACCGCCGGTTGGCGCTGCTTTTAAAATTGCGTAATTTAAGACTTTATTAGTCATGAGTAATATCTTTTTTCACGTTAATAATTGAGCACTCAACTGTTTTGACAAGCCCGTCTGCGCGGGTCACTTCAATGTCGTATTCGTATCCGTCTTTGACAGCCCACTTTTGAGTTGTAGTTGCGCTTGCGCTGATGGTCAGCAACGCATCGCCCACAATCAGTACATCAAACGTGCCGATCAGCACATCTCGGTCACGAATATGACTGCGCGCAGTACATCCAACAAGCGTCGTCAAACCGTGAGCAAACAAATCAATCTCCAGCGTCTTTGCGAACGTATCGCCGCGCTTGACGTTAAAAACCGTTGTATTGTCTACGTTGGCGGTGGGTTTTTTAAGCATAAATCCTCCTGTTTTGCGGTTAAAAATCTGTCGTTTCCGTTATTTAGATGCCGCCAAAATAAAAAGTTCATCAAGCTGCGTATCGCTCAAACTAAGCAACTGCTGCATCAACTGAACCGTTTCATCCTCGCGGCGCACCACTTGGCTTTTTTGCCAGTAGATTTTTGCTGTGCGCGGAAGCTCATCAGATTGCATTGCGGCTTCTACGTCATCCAAAAAACCCGCGTCAAACAATGCCAGCTGGGCTTGGCACATGTTGACCACGGTTGGCGCTGGCGGTTTAAGATCGGCTTGTGCTGCCAAATAAGCCATGACTTCTTTGCTTGTCTCAGCTAAAAACACGGGGCGGCGGTCGAGGGGCAACTGCTCAAGTGCTTCTAATATGGCCTCGTCCACAGTCACTTCATGAACCGCGCCGTCTACATTGATAAATTTTTTCATGATGTCCTTAGTTGATATATTGAACGTTAAATGCGTATTGGCAATTGCATGACATACCCACGCCAAAACCGACCGTTATTACATCCCCTTTGAATACCTTAACGCGGCTGGCTGTAAGCGTTGCTGACTGATAAGGCGTGACGCAAGGGACAGGGTATTGCGTTTGGTTTCCCTCAATTCCAGCTAAGTTTTTGTAAATCGACGTATAGCAAAAGGTTAAAGTTGTGGCATTCGTAAAATAAGCGTCAGCTTGAATCGACACATCACCGTCTCGTGGCACAACAAAGCTTTTTAGCGCCACTGGGGATTCCCATGCCGCGCCCGCGCCGAACTTTGTCAAACTTGCATCCCCGCTGATTTTTGCGCCCTGTTGGCGCGCAATCGTGGCCCAACCTATTCCCTCAAAGTACTGCCAAATCTCACCGGTGACATTGTTGCCGTATTTATCCGCCCCTCCCACACCAGGTGGCGCAACAGGATCGGTGCTGCCAGTTACGATAGCGCGAGTGGCACTGTCATTAAACTTACGTTTAAGCACTTCAAACAACTGGTTATTTTTGGCTTCATCAAGCCGCGCGCCGAAGCCTTCTAACACGTTGGCAAATTCCTCTTGTACGGCGTTGCACCATTCGGGTGACAGGTAGGTGGCTTTGACGCCACTGGTGGGTGTGCCCGCTTGAAAGCCGTCTTTGCCTGCGCCGTGCAGGTCCACGGCGCGGTTGGTGGTTTTTATTCGTTGCATAATTTACACTCCATATTGAACAATCGGTAACGTGCCAGCGGGCGCGTGGGTTTTGAGCAGGCATTCAAGCGCGCGGTCATCATAAAAATCGAGCGGGTCGGTGCAGGTATCCATACAGGTCATGTGCCACACGCTGGCGGCTTGCGGCGTGTTGACTTGCCAAACATAGCGCCAGTCCTCGCCCAGCAGCATGCTGTCGGCTGGGTCAGTGCAGGGCATGGCGTCAAATTCGGTCACGGTGACGGTGGTGCCGAGCAGGGTGTAAATGAGCGCAATATAGTCGTCGTTGCGAATCCCACCTTTATCATTGATTTTTGCCAATAAAAATGCGCGGCGTGCCGAATCGCTGGCGCTGCCAGATAAACACCTATCGGGCAATCCATATACACGCTCCCAGTCGGACAAACCAACTGTACTGCTGTCTGGAAACGCTTCGCGCAGCAGACCAGCAGCGGCGTTGAATACGTCATCCAATACAGCCGCTTTGGCGGTGATGCACGCGTCTAAAAATGGCGCGTTGACGTCATAGCTTACGGGCGGGTACAGAGATTTGAGCAGGTCTTTGGTGTTCATGGTTTACACCAGCGGCGACACGGTTAATACGCCCAGCTGTATCCAATCAAGCGTTGCGCCGTTTACTGATGCCAGTATGTTGGTGATGGGCGCATCAAACACGCAGTCGCTGATTTGGCTGTGGCTTTCAATCAGCGGGCGCAGTTTGGACAGCATTAAGCCATCGCCCGGCCCCAACGTGGCAAAGTAACCTGTGATTAACGCTTGCACCATGGGTTTTAACACCGTTTCAAAATCAGCGCTGCCCACCACGCGCACGGTGACGTTGACCAATTTATAGCTTGGCGCACGCACCGCAATGTTTTTAATTCCAGCGGGTGACTTGGTCACCAGCTCGTTTAATGTGCGGGCAATGAGCGCCTCGGATGGCAAGCCTGTTGGCGTGCTAATAAATACGTCACTCGTCCCCAGCCCGCGCAAACGAGGGTACACATACGCGTGTTCAACACCAGCCACGGCTTCTGCCCAGCGCTTTAAGTCGGTCACTTTGCCACCCGCTGGCGGGTTGCGCAATAAATCAAGCAGACGAGCCAGCAGCGATTCCATACTTTCTGCGTCCACGCCATCTGCCAGATTAATTTGTGTGGCCTCACTGGCCACACCGCTGTGTGAGAGTGTGTGCGTGCCGCGCGCATCCGTAACATTGCCCGCCGCGCCTGAGTTAACCGCGCGCACCGCAATGGTTTGAGGCGCGCCTGTTAGCGTCACGCTGTTGCCGATAAGCGTCACCATGCGCCCGTCGTTTAAGACCATTTGCGCGCCAATCGGCAGCACCGCGCCTGCTTGCCCGCTTATCAGCGCTGTGCCTGTGGCGTGTGTGGCCTCTTTTGGGACTAGCCCTTTCACGGCGGCGTGGTGCATCACGTTAGAGGCGTCGGCTGTGTCTGGGAATATTTGCCGAAAGCCCCACAATATCAACTGATACAAGCCTTCAACCACGCTGGCCAACGCCGTGGCGCGCACGTAATGATCGCTGTCAACGCTGATGTCAAAATCAGGATTCATGTTTTGTAATGTGGTCAGATAGCGGTTGCGAATCGCGTCAAAGCTGGGGATGGGGTAGCTCATGCGCCCACCTGCACATAATGCGTAAACGCGTGGCGCTTGTCCGACGCATCAACCACTTCAATTGACAGCACCGCACGGGGCGTGGGCAGGCTTTGGATTTCATCTGACACCGTCACCGCCACACTTTTTGCACGCCCGTCAATCAGCAGCGGCTCAAGGGCTTGCTCGGCGTATTGTTTGGATAATTGACGCACGCGCGGCACGTCTTTGTCGCGCTGCAATTCATGCAGGCGGCTGCCCAGCGTGACATCTGCCCACCAGCTTTTAAGCGGGGTGACCAGCCGAATATACACGGCGTTGGCCAAGTGGTTTATTGCGGCGTTGGCAGCGGCGTAGTCGCCAGTTATGGGGTTTAGTTGTGCGCTTTTCATACGGGCATTGTGCGCGCGGGGACGTAAAAAACCCACTGAGCGGGTGTCAGTGGGTTGGCCTGTGTTGAGAATAGTGCTGACATTTACATGTTCTGCGAGCTTAATCCTTGGCCGTTATTGGTGTGCGCGTTAAATGTGTCACGCATACCTTGCATGCTGCCTTTGCTATCTGTAATGCCGCCCGTGGCGCTCAGGTTGCCGTCTATCTTTGATCCGCCCGCAGCAGTCACGCCAAATGTATTGGACTGCATGGCAATCGCGTTGGCCGCCTGCATTTTAAAGTTATCGGCTGACACGTTAAAGTTTTTGCATTTAAAGTTAAACGTGTCGCCCTCAACCTCAATGATTTTGCCTTTTTTAATGTGCACAAACGCACCCTCATCGCTGAACATCACTGCCTCGCCCTCGGCCAGCGTTTTTACGCGCACGCCATCATGCTCAGAGGCAATCACAACCGCGTGTGATGTACTGCCACCCAAGGGCAACACAATCACCTGTGTGCCAGTGGGCAAGCGGCTGCTAAAGCCAAACTGCTGAAACATTTCTACGTCGGGCAATGATTCACCCGCCAGACCGTTAACCGTGTACGTTGGGTTGTCTGTATTGTGCGCGCTGGTGGTGGTTGTGCCTCTAAAGGCTTGGCGCACGCCATTTAATGCGTTGCGCACCAAGCCCTTAACTGTTTTTGCGTCCATTAGGTTAAATCCTTATCGATTGATTTGCGTACTTTTCGGGCTTTTTTGCCGCCGCTTTTGGGCTTTTTGGCATCTGGTACCCACATTCTGTCTTCTTTAATCGTGAGCTGGGTGTATTTGCCGCCGCCGCCCCGATTGACATAAAACCGCCGCGCCATCAAAAAAAACACGGCATGGGTGTCCAGCGGCTCAAAATCACACTCAATCCGCTGCCCCGCCGCCCACAACACGCCGCCCTCGGTGTAAAAGCCATTCACAATCACTTTGAGCGTATAGCCGCCCAGCCTGCCGTCCGCCATGAGTTTTTTACTGCGCGTTGCCGCCACGGCTGCGTCTTGGATGTCTGGGTCAACCACAATTTTAGGGCGATACCAGTCAATATTTGGGTCTGTGGCGTGGGCTTTTTGGTTTGCGCCTTTGCCTTTTTTGCCGCCATGCGACTGCCCCAAAATCGTGAGTTCGCTGTACACGCCATCGATGCAGTCTTCTTCCTCGACTTCCTCAACATTGGTCAGGTTTTGCTCATATTTCAAGCGCAACGTCGCCACAGGTGGCGCCTCATAATCAGGGCCGCCAATGGTTAATGTGCCATCGGGCGCAATCCACCACGCAACGCCGTTGGCTTCGCAGGCTTTGTTCAGCACATCCGCGCCCGACTCACCGGGTTCAACGCTGATTTTGTCGTGGGTGTACTGTTTGTCGCCCAAGAACTTGATTTTACTGATACCAAGCGGCTTGACCATTTGTTCAACCACCTGCATGAGGTTTAACTTTTGTGTGCTTTTAATTGGCGCGGAGCAGTCTAACAAACTTGCCGCATCGTCACGCCCGCGCAAAGTGACGCAGTGGCTTGCGCCGCCGCCCACACGGCTTAATTTATGCGTGCGGGCATCAAGTCTGCCCTGCATCACCACCACGTCATCAATGCGCACCTGCACCCGCGCGCCTTTGCGCACGTCAGCGGGCAAGCGGCTTTTGTGTTGCAGACCCAAGCCAAATTCAAACGCATCGGCGGGAATTTTAAGGTCACTGTCGACCCAAAGGTTGGTCCAGTCGCCGTGCATTTGCCCCGCGACGGATAATGTAACGACTTGCGGTTTTTTAGTTGCTGTAGACATTTAACACCTCGCCGCGCAATAAAACATTGGGGTTTTTAACATAGTTGAGCCGTGCGATTTCATACGCGCGCGTATAGTCGCCGTATAATTTGTGCGCCAATAAATGTAAATTGGTGTCCGATTCCAGCACATGCGCCGTTAAAGCGGGTTTTTGATAAATCACCGCCCGTGCCGCAGCCGTGAGCTGCCACGCCAAGTCTTGTAAATGTTGCGCCAATACAATCCCAGCATCGCCCGTATATGCCGCGCGGCACGCCTGCGCGGCTTGTGCCAACGGCGCGCGCACTTGATTGAGCGCCTGCTCTACCTGCGGCGGGGACAATGTGGGGTCGATAAGCTCCCACTCAAACACCTGTGCATTGGCTTGTGCCGCGCTCACCGCATTGACCACCGCCACGCTGGCATTAAACACGGCCTTTACCTGCGCGGGGCTGGTACTCACCGCCACATCTGGCGTAAATGGCTCAGATTCGAGCACAGGGGCAAGCGCGTTTTGCACTTGTTTTTGCACCAGCTCAACCCCGCGCGCCGCTTCATCGCGGGTGTACAGCGGGTTAAAGCGGCTGGGCGCTGGGTTTATCACCACACCAGTCCCCGCCACCGTTTGTAGATTTTGCACAGGCGGACTGATGATAAACTGGCCGCCATGTGCGCCATGAAACACGCCAAACAGCGCCATCACGTCACCCAGCGCGCTGCGCGGCAGCGCAAACACATCACCGCCCAGCCGCAGCACCCCTTGCTTAAGCTCAAACAACGGCGTGACCATGCGCTGCCAATAATCGCGCAAAAGCGCCAAGGAGTCCGAGCCTACCTCCAAATAACCTTGCGCCATCTCCATATACGCTTCGAATTGCGTCAACAGCGCGTCAAATGTGGCCATGCACTGCAGCGCCGCCAAACCGCCCAGCGCATTGGGCAAGCTGCGGTTAAAAAACGCCATATCCGCGTTCGCCTCAACAAACGTCACAGACACGGTGCAATAATTGTACTGCTCTGCGCTGTGTGAGACTTCCCAGTTCTTTGCATGGCATTGCATCGAACCGAAAATCGGGTGAATCAGTTCGCCCACATCAAGCACCTCAAACGCGCTCACCAATTTTTTGAGCTGCGCTTCGTATTGGTTGCCCCACAGCACAAACTCAACAGGCACTTTGTGCGCATCGCGACCAAAATTTTCTACATCCGCGCCATTGCGGTACGGATACGCGTGCTCGGCCAATGCATTCTCGCCCGTGTCTTTAACCTGCGTCACCTCAGCGTGTACGCCCCGAAAACTGGCGGGTAATAATGTGTGTAACCAGCTCATTTAAGCCCCCCGCGCGACCGTGCCGCCATTGTAACGATTGACCATAGTCGCAACCACTGAACCGTCAACCACCAAATTGCTCGTAATATTAGTAACAGGTGCAGGCTTGCTCGCCAGCGCGGCGACACTGCCCGCCACCGCCGTCATTTGCGCCTCAAGCGGCGCGTTGTTGGAGATTTGATTGAGCTGCGCGATTTGGGCGTTGACTTGCTGGAGTTGGGCATTCGATTGGATGAGGGCTTGCGCGGAATCACCACCTTGGATGGGCGGGGGTGCCGCAAGTGCACGTAACTGTGCGCTGTGCGCGGCTTTTGATTGGTCTGACATTCCATATTGGTTGCTAAATGTAAGCGGCGCGCCGGTGGCGGGCGTGATTGCTGGCGTGGCGGGCGGGGCATCAGAGTTTTTGCCACCAACCCACGCGCCGGCCATGCCGCCCAGCCATGCGCCAGCGGCAGCCCCCAAAGCTGTACCCAAGACGGGGACGACCGAGCCAATCACACCGCCCACTACGGTACCATAAGCGGCGCCGACCAAACCACCTTTGGCCTCGGACTTTTCACGCGCGCCAGCTTTATCGTCCATCATGGTCATGGCGTTACCGCCTGCGTTCCACAGTGCCGTACCCGCAGCGCCGACAACGCCCGCGCTTTTAGCCATTCCACCCGCTTTGCTTAACCAGCCAGCAGCACCAGCCCCTGTGCCTACCGCAGCCGCGCCACCTGCGGTTGTTGCTGCCGCAGTCGCGGCACCTGTTGCGGCACCTGTTGCGCTACGCGTCAACAACCCTGTTGCCCCAGAAGCTATTACTGCTGCGGTTAAAGCCTCCACGGCTGTCGTTGTTAACGATAAAGCAGCCGTTAAATTAGGAAACTCGTTCGCAAATGAAGTCAAGCCATTATTCACCGCTTTAATGGCGGTGCTGCCCCCCTCATTCATTAACTTCTCATCGGCGGCCTTTGATGCATTTTTTCGAGCTGTATCGCTGGCATTTGCGGTGGATGTGTTGGCTTCATAGTTGCCCTGCACAGCCTTGCCATTGTCATCAACCATTGCTGTTTTGACTTCATCGCCGACTGCTTTAA